AGATCAACAAAAAGCAAATACTCGCCCGACTCACGCTTGTTCCCGCAAAGGACAAGCGTTTGTTTTACATGCGAGAAATGAAGTTTTTGAACGACTTGTGCGAACGATACTCGCTTGAGTTCATGGACATTGTTTCTTTTGACAAGAAGTTTGATTCGCTAGCTTATATAGTTTGCGACAAGCTNGAAGAAACNATGGANAAAAAGTTTAGAGCATTCAATTTTAAGGTTGACTTATCCAAGTATAGCGATTACGATATAGGAGAAAAGGTGGGCGAAGACTCTACGGCGCAGAAGAAAATTAAATCATTAAAAGACTTTTTAGATGGCAAGAATTAAACAAGAAAAAAATAAAGAAGTATTGAGCTCCAGCTCCGTTCTAGGTTCATTCCTAAAACAAAACTCTGAAGATCACTACAACTTTGAAGAGGAAATCGACTATAAAGTTTCCAGCGGTTCTTTACAATTAGATTTGCGGTTAGGCGGAGGACTATGCCCAGGTTTACACAGATTTTGCGGAATGAATGAGGGAGGTAAAACGAGCGCGGCGCTTTCATTCATGAAAAACTTTTTAAGCTCAGTTCCAAATTCAAAAGGCTTTTACATTAAAGCGGAAGGTCGTCTCGGCAAAGAAATGAGAGAGCGATCTGGCATTAATTTTGTTTTTAATGCAGAAGATTGGAAAGTCGGCACTTGTTTTGTATTTGAAAGCAACATCTATGAAACTGTTGTCGCCGCAATGCGCGAGCTGGTTACTAAAAACGAAGAAGANTGNCGCTATTATTTCCTGCTTGATTCTGTCGATGGTCTAATCACTAAGGGAGATCTTGACAAGGGTTTTGAGGACTCTAACAAGGTGGCTGGCGGAGCAGTTATCGCAGCCAATTTCATGAAGCGCCTTTCGATTGCCCTCGCTAAGAGAGGACACATGGCGGTATTTATCAGTCAGGTTCGCGCAGACATCAAGCTCGATCCTTACTCAAAAGCCCCAGTGCGACAAACAACCGCTACGGGCGGAAACGCTCTGTTACATTTTGCGAATTTCATTCTTGAATTTGAGCCTCGATACAAGGGAGACTTAATTCTTAAAAATCCTTCGGACAAAACAATTGACGCTGTAAATAATCCCATCATTGGGCATTTTGCCAAGGTAACTGTCAAAAAATCACCAAATGAAAAGACAAACCTAACGATATCCTATCCAATTAAATATGGTAGGATCAACGGTAATTCGATTTGGATTGAGAAGGAAATTGTCGATCTGCTGCTTCTATGGGAATTTATTGTCAAGGGCGGCTCGTGGTATACTGCCACGGAAGAATTTGAAGAGCTTCTCGCCGAAAACTCTCTTCTTCCTATGGGAAAAGTGCAAGGACTAGATTCTATATTCAGTAAAATCGAACAAGACCAAGCCTTGAGTCAGTTTTTGATAAGCTACTTCAAGAAAGCAATTTGCGATGAAGTTTAAAACNATTAACGGTTCTGTGGCTGAGCTTAAAAATGCCAAAAGATACTTGATTAAGTGGAGAGGCAAGAGTCGTAGNAAATTTCAGCTGTCAGTGAAGCAGTTTCTTTTTCCATATTGGAAAAACGATATNGTCTTNGAGGAATTTAAGCTTGTCGGAACTCGTCTGTCTTTTGATTTTTACAACGCAAATAAAAGAGTTGCCGTAGAAGTTCAGGGTGGACAGCATACAAAATATGTCAAATTCTTTCATGGCAACCGTTTNCAATATCTCCAGCAATTAAAAAGAGATGAAAAGAAATTAAAATTCTGCGAGGCGAATGAAATCATNCTCGTCGAAATTTATCCCAAGGACGAAATTAATGAAGAGCTTTTTTTATCGTTCGGAACGATTTTGTGATTGACAGTTTCACAAAAAAGATTATCCTAAGCTGAGTATGATCTACAACTTAGAACTGGAAAAACAACTTTTGGCAGCTCTCATTAAAGAGCCCGAAAGCTATTGTGAGATTTCGAACTTTATTAGCCATAAGGATTTCTATAGTGAAGACTCTGATCTTCACGGTTCTATTTTCACAGTAATCAAGCAAGCGATTGACACTGGAGACCAAATTGATGAGATTATTGTCGCGCAAAGAGTGTCTTCGCTTGGATTGTCTTTTGAGGACAGATTGAATCCTGCTGATTATATCCGTTCGCTTGCCATGCGCAAAGTTCCGAATGGTAATTTAATCAAGACAGCCAAAGAACTGAAGAAGTTCACCATTCGCAGAGAGCTGTATGAATCTGCTCAAGATATTGCGCGGAAAATGAAGTCTATCGCTCCAGAGTCAAGCTACAGTCAAATCATTGGAGCGGCAGACGACTCGTATAATTCACGTATCAATCTTTATGAGATTGGTAACGATACGCCCGAAAACATCTATGATGAGATGGAGGCATTGATTGAGGAGCGCGGTAACAATCCTATTACCGAATTTGGTATGATGGGTCCTCATGAAAAGATCAATGAGATATACGGCTCTCTGCTTAGACCAGGAAATATTACAGTTATCGTGGCGAGAAGTGGTGTGGGAAAGACCCAATGGTGCATGGATTATAGCACCAAAGTCTCTATGAAATACGGAGTTCCCGTATTGCATTTTGATAACGGTGAAATGAGCAAAGAAGAGCTTATTATGCGTCAATGCGCGGCTATCTCAGGAGTCCCCATGCACTTGCTTGAAACTGGCAACTGGAGAAAAGCTGGCGCTGATGTGGTAACTAAGGTGCGCTCCACTTGGGCGAAGGTCAAAGATCTCAAATTCTACTACTACAACGTCGGCGGTATGGACGTTGACGCAATGATTAAAGTCCTCAAGCGATTCTATTATGCAAAAGTTGGTCGCGGCAATCAAATGGTTTTCTCATTCGACTATATCAAAACGACTTCCGAAGCTAGTGGCGGTAAGAATGAGTGGCAAGTCGTCGGTGAAATGGTGGACAAATTCAAGAAGTGCATTCAAAAAGAAATTCTGCATGAAGGCAACCCAATCATCCCGATGATTACCTCAGTGCAATCTAACAAAAGCGGTATTACCAATAACCGTCAATCACAAAACATTGTTGACGATGAAAGTATCGTGTCGCTATCTGACCGAATCACACAATTCTGTTCTCACATGTTTATTCTTCGTAATAAAACTGCTGATGAAATTGAAACAGAAGGTCGTAATTTTGGCACTCATAAAATTATCAATGTGAAAGCTCGACATCTTGGCAAGGATATTGCTGGAGCCGTGGAGCCTGTGCGTATTGGAGATACTCTGCGCAAGAACTTTATCAATCTTGAGCTTCATAATTTCTGCATTACTGAAAAAGGAGACCTGCGAGATATCGCTCGTATCGCGGAAGGGGGAATGGACTTAGAAAATGATGAATCAGACGACACACCAAACTTCAATTGATCCTGTTTCAATCAGGCCAACTCTTGAAAAAATTGGTTATCGCTTGATTGATTGCGGAAATCATTGGCGCACAAAAGCTTTATATCGGGGCGGCGACAATGAAAGCGCCGTCTGCATCTATAAAAACACAGGAGTATGGAGCGATTACGCGCAAGGCAGTCAAAAATTTCCTTTTGAAAGACTCATCAAATTAACCTGTGGATCAGATGCTCAAACAATTAAAAAAATTCTTTCTTCAATTAACAAGTCGGAAGAGTATATATACATCCCAAAACAAACAATCGAAATGGACGCAATCTATCCAGAATCAATACTAAACAATCTATTTCCAAATTTCTCTTTTTATAAAAGAAAGGGATTGTCGGAAGATACTTTAAATTTTTATAAAACTGGGCTCGCGCAGTCTGGCAAGATGTACCGCCGAATGGTTTTTCCAATTTATAATGAATACAGTCAAATCGTTGGTTTTAGCGGTAGAAAGACTGACGTTGATAATGACAAAATTCCCAAATGGAAACATATTGGTAAAAAAAGAAATTGGATTTACCCAGCTTATATTCCAGCCGAAGAAACTGTCGATTCTATTATTCGCAAAACAGGAGAAGTTGTAATTGTCGAAAGCATTGGAGATAGCATGGCTCTTTTTGAATCTGGAGTCAAAAACTCGCTAGTTTCTTTCGGTCTAGGATGTCAACCTATCATGCTATCATATCTAAGCTCTTTTTCAGTAAAGAGGATTGTCATAGCTGGCAATAACGATTCGGATGGAGAGAACCATGGCTACTTCGGAAGTGTCAAAACGCTGCTGAATCTTTTGCCGTATTTTGATTTTAATTGTATTGAGATCAATCTTCCTCCAGACAATCATAACGATTTCTCGGATGCATTTACTTCTGGATTAGATCTTAAAAAATGGTATAATACGCCAGTAGACCGATCTCAATTTATCAAGCAGCTAGTGACTTTCGTCTCTGCGAATAAGCAGAAATTCAAAGAAAAAGAACTATCCGCATTAAGAAAGGTCTTAAAATCCTCATGAGTGAGCCAAAAAATTCATTATCCGCAAGCAGAATTAAAACGCTACAGTCTTGTAGCTGGATGTATTATGCGAAGTATGTTCTAGGCGTTCCAGATAAATCAAATGACGGCGCGAGTCGAGGTACTGTCTGCCACCTAGTATTCGAAGTTCTTGGTGATCGTCGTAGAAAAAAAACCTACGATAAAATCATTAAAAAACAAGATCCTTTCGCGGTCAAGTCGATTGAGAAACTAATCTTCAAACATGCGAAGCGTCTATCTGTAAATGACGACGACAATATTGAGTTGATTAAAAAAATGATACTCAATGGACTCATGTATGACTTCTTCGGTCTGACTGCTGGCAAACCATCGCTAGCTGTATCAGAACAAGACTTTGATATTGTCGTTAATGACGGCAAATTTAAATACAAAATCAAAGGATTCATCGACAAACTGTTTCTTTATAAAAATAAAAAATTTGCATTAATTCGCGACTTCAAAACCAGCCGCGAAACATTTAAAGGAAAAGATGTCAAAGATAACTTGCAAGATTATATGTATAGTCTCGCTGTGAAACATTTATTTCCCGAATTCTCGAATAGAGCAAGCGAGTTTTTATTTTTAAAGTTTGAGTTGGACGACTCCAAAAATTCAGGAGTTATTAAAATGGCTCCGATTACCGATGACGACCTAGAAGGTTTCGAGCATCAGCTTACGGCGATTCAAGAATATTTAGACCACTTTTCCGAAAAAGATGCTCGCTCTAATTTTGCCGCGAGACAGTCCTACCCAACAGACAAGACGTTCAGCGGGCCATTGTTGTGCGGATTTGCAAAATATCCAGATCAACTCAAGCTTGACGGAACGCCTATGTGGGCTTGTTCCTGCAAATGGCCTTTTGATTATTTTGCCGCTCTTGACGAGAATGGCAAACAGTTAAAATCATATTTTAATAAATCGGACGTTCCGAAGGGACAGAAATACGAAAAACGGCACTACGCTGGTTGCCCCGCTCACATAAAAAGAACTTGACAACCTATGACAATCGTGTCATTATTTGTTCGATGACACCAGTTTTCACAAGTCACTTTTCCATAGGCAAGTCAATTCTTACGCTGGAGTCTCCAGACAAAGAATCTTCGGATGGCCCAGACAGCATCTTTTCAATTGCAAAAGAAAGTGGGCTAAAGCATTTGTTCTTAGTGGAAGACTCAATGACAGGTTTCTTTGGAGCTTTTAAAACTGCAAAAGAGCTTGGTATTAATTTGCATTTTGGGTATAAATTTATATGCTGCAATTCAGACGCTAATAACAAATCCAATCACAAACTCATAGCGTTCGCTAAAAACGATGATGGTTGCAGAGCGTTGAATAAAT